ACAAAACAAGGTCTCATCAATGTATAGCCTGTAGTGGCTCGGGAAAAATACAAAAGATGAAAGTTAATGGGGAGCCATATAAAAACCTGTCTCCTTGTGTCCCTTGTGGTGGTGCAGGAGTTATATATGAAGAGACAACAGCACAGGCAGGGTTTAGAGTTAGGCCCGCATTTGCATCTGATGTTTCAGAAGGTGGATTCAAGACTGACAGGCTAACCTTACAGAAACTTGATGTAACAGAAAATGAAGAGTTAAGTAAATTTGTACAGGCTATAACTAGATACAATGCCTTGGAAACATATCTACATACCTTTGTTGATGGGATAAAAAATCATTGTGGAAACAATGGTAAGTTACATCCTAAATTTATGCAGTGTGTTACAGCAACAGGTAGGCTATCCAGTAGAGACCCTAACTTCCAAAACCAACCTAGAGGAAAGACATTTCCTATTCGTAAGGTGGTGCAGTCTAGGTGGAAAGGTGGAAAGATTCTTGAAATGGATTTTGCTCAACTTGAATTTAGGACTGCTGTTTTCCTCGCCCAAGATAGGCAGGGGATGAAAGATATACAAAATAAAGTGGACATCCATCAATTCACAGCAGATGTAATTGGTGTATCCAGACAGGAGGCAAAGGGTCATACCTTTAAGCCTTTGTATGGGGGTATGTCTGGTACTGATTCAGAAAAAAAATATTATAAAGAGTTTCTGGTAAAGTATAAAGACATTGCAAAGTGGCATGATAAATTACAAAGTGATGCCATTAATTATAAAGTAATATCATTACCAACAGGTAGAGAATACTCTTTTCCCTATGCAAAGAGGATGCCTTGGGGTGCTGCATCTAATGCAACACAAATAAAGAACTACCCTGTTCAAGGGTTTGCAACAGCAGATATTGTACCTCTAACTTGTATAGCTATAGATGAGTTATTCGTACAAAATAAAATGAAGAGTCTTTTAATAAATACAATTCATGATTCTGTACTTGTGGATGTCCATCCAGATGAAGAGGCTGATGTAATAAAGTTAGTAAAGAAGGGAGCGGGTAAGGTAATACCTATGCTGAAAGAGTATTATGATATTGACTTTAACGTTCCTCTTGACAACGATGTTAAAATAGGATATAACTGGTTAGATATGGAGGAGGTATGATAACAAATATTTTACTTGGATTAATTTTAATTACTTTATGTGCTATTGCATTTATGATATTTGCAGTAGGAAAAATAATAGATGAGAGGGTTAAGTAATGGGTGCAATGAAATGGTTTATGATGGGTGTTCAAGATTTAATAGACCCAGACAAAACAGAAGAACAAAACTATGAGATGAACAAGAACAATAAGGTTCTTGTTAGGGGTGAAAAATTTGGTGTGACAAAAGATGACATATCTTTTGCTTATTCACAAGTGAAATCAGAGGATATATAAATGTTAGATATTAATCATACAAAGTTTAAAAAATTTCATACAGATAATCCAGAGATATATAAATTGTTTAAAGAGTTTACTTTTACAGCAATTAATAATGGTCATAAAAAATTATCGTCTGAAATGATTATTAATCGTATTCGTTGGGAAACTAATATAATGACAACAGACAAGGACTATAAGATTAACAACAATTATAAACCTTTTTATTCTCGTATGTTTATGAGTGAGCATCCAGAGTACAAAGAATTTTTTTACAAACGTGCATCAAAAGCAGATTTGGAGTTACACAATGTTTAAAACAATGGTAGTAGGAGATTTATTTGAGGAGACGGATGATTGGGTTAGTGATGATGAGGCCTTAACCTTTACACGCATAGAGGATTTAATTAGGGAATTCCATTCTACACATGGGAGAAGACCTACAGAATTATATGTAAGTGACAGTGAGGAGTATCAAAGTTATTTACTATGGTTTGGTAAGTCGTTTAATCTGGAAACAGAAAGAACAAAAAAAGCAACATATTTAAAATAATTATCTTGACAAATTATAAAAAATATGGTATACAAAATTAATAATAAAGGAGGTATCTATGACTGATACACAAGTGACTAGCTTTGAAAGATTATCAACTTCACAGATTATGGAGATGATAGGGCAGGAGGGTGTTCAAACAAACACAGGATTCCCAAGACTTACAATAAATAGACAGCCAGAGGATGACGAGGGAAATAAACTACCTGTGGGTACTTACGCTGTTTATAATTCTGAAACCGAATCTATGGTTTATGGCAAGCCTGCCATATTCAGACCCTTCATGAACTCATTTCAATTCATGGAATATAACTCAGAGCAGGGCAAATTCTCAAATCGTTCTGTGATATTTAAAAATTGGAAGGATGACCCAATTGACATAAGTGGTGGAAGTAGATGTGGTAAGGTAGCTTTTAAGGATAGAGATAAGTTATCAAAATCTGAATTAGAGCAACAAAAAAGTATCAAGTGCTACAGATTAGTATATGGTACAGTTTCTATTGATGGGATAAATCCTAAGGGTGAGAAGGTAGAGGTAGTCCATAAGCCTGTCTTATGGAGGGTAACGGGAAGCAACTTTGTACCTGTTGGTGATGCTATGCAAAGCCTTAAAAATAGAAAGAAGTTAATGTTTAATCATACATTATCACTTGATACTGAAAGAAGAAAAGCAGGCAGTAATGTGTTCTATGTATCAACAATAAAAGTAAACCAAGACGAGGTTACCTTTACAAAAGAAGATATGGAATTGATGACAAGATTTCAAGATACCATTACTACAGAAAATGAAGAGGTTGTTGGGCTTTGGAAAGAGGCTAACAAAACTAAGATAAGCGGGGATGACATCAAAGTTAAAGAAGTTATAGCGGAAATAGATGGAAGTCCATTTGAGGTAAAAACTGCCTAGCCAGATTTTACAAAAGGTTCAGTCGTTCCTCAAGAGAGCAACAGATGATTCTGTTGAAATCTCTGAGGAATTGATTGAGCAATTTGGAGAAGATTGTAAAGAGGCTATTCGCAAACAGTTTACAAATAAAAGGGAAAAAAAATTTAGAACTAGAATGTCCAATGCAGGAAGACCCCTATGCCAATTGCAAATGGAAAAGAAAGGTATTAAAGGTGAGGGGCAACCTTACAGTAATAAAATGAGAAATAGTTTTGGTGATTTAATTGAGGCACTTAGTGTTCTTATATTAAAATCTGCAGAAGTAAATGTTAACTCAACTCAAAAGGGAGTAACTTATGAAGTAGGTAAAACTAAAATTGATGGTACATATGATATTGAAATTGATAATGTAGTGTATGATATCAAAAGTGCTTCCCCTTGGGCTTTCGAAAATAAGTTTGGAGAGAATGGGGGATTTAATTCTATAGCAGAGGATGACCCTTTTGGTTATATGTCTCAAGGCTATTTGTATGCAGAGTCGGAGAAGAAAAGATTTGGTGGGTGGATTGTTATTAACAAAAGTACGGGTGAATGGGTAATAACAGAAACTCCTAAAGAAGATTCTGAATATAGAAGTAAAGCATTAGAGACAGCCAGAGGCAACTTTAGTGCTATAGATGAGGGCAAACCCTTTAGACGATGCTACAGTGATGTAGCAGAAACTTTTCGGAAAAACCCAACAGGAAATAGGATACTAGGAATTACTTGCAGTTTCTGTCCATATAAATTTCCTTGTTGGGGTTCTGATAAGTTGCAGTATCTCCCTCAACAGCAGTCTAAAGGGAAAAGCCCTAGATGGTCTTACTACACTGAACTAAACAATCCAAAAGTAGATGATGCGTACTAGTAGTAGAAAGGCAAAAGGCAGAAGATTGCAAAATTGGGTTCGTGATGAACTATTAAAATTGTTTACTCAATTTACAGACGAAGATATCTATTGTGCAATAATGGGAGAGAGTGGTGCTGATGTAAAATTCTCTCCCGAAGCACAAAAATTACTTCCATATTCTGTGGAATGTAAAAATAAAGAAACCTTTAAAGGCATATATGACATAATGAGACAGGCACAAAGTAATACTAAAGTAACACACACATCATTAGGCATTATAAAAATGAATAATGAATCACCCCTAGCATTGATTGATGCTAAACTTTTATTTAAACTGATGAGGGAAAATGTCCAAAGATAAAATAGAAATTAAAGATGGAGTTAGATTATTTGTATCTCCCACAGAAAATGGATTTGCCTGTGGTGTAGTGGAGGATGATTGGATGTATACTGATGAAGGTTATTTTTGTTCTGTTATTGCAAGGGGCATGATGAAAATAGCTGTTGAAAAACCTAACGAAGTATTTGAAGAAGGGTTAGAAGGTTTTAAATTAGATTTAGAATCAAAACAAAATGAACAAACTATTAATGGTAATGATAATAATATAATTAGTATCGTGCCTTTCATCAATAAGAAAAAATTAAATTAGAGGTTTTATGACAAATGATATTGACAAAATAGAAGCAAATATGCACGCCCCATTTGGGCCAATGCTTATAGAATTTAAAATGCCTCAACCTTATATTGATATGTTAAATAAATATGCAGATAAAATATCCTCCAATAGTAAAAAATCTAAACAGCTAGATTGGTCAGATAATCTTGTGGGTAATGTTAAACAAGAACATAAAATAGAACCTCATGTATGGCAAGAAAAAATAGGAGAGTACCCTAGTTTTTTTAACTGGATGGCAAGTTGTTTAAATTTATATATGAAAACATATATGGGTCAAGCAGGAGGATACTATAATGAAACTAAAAATATTAAAGGGGATATTATTGGAGTAGATTTACATAATAGTTGGATTGTTAATTCTATTGCCGGAGATTTTAATCCTCCTCATATGCACTCGGGAATGGTATCTGCTGCAGGGTGGACAATGATTCCAGAATCTGTAGAGAATGATAAAGAGAAAGACCATGCAGGTTGGATAGAATGGTTATTTGCAGACCCTCATCCTTTACTTAATCCTAAATTTCCATTTAAACCTACAGTTGGTAAGGTAATGTTTTTCCCTAGTTGGTTGCAACATCAAGTATATCCTTTTCGTGGTAAAGGAATTAGAAGAAGTATATCATTTAATGTAACTCCTAAATACAAATGAGTATAGAATTTTGGCAATGGTGGATTTTAAGTATGGTAACAATCAATACAATAATTAATTCTATTGTATTTGTAGTTGGTCGCAAGTTTAAAAAGGATAAAAAATGAATACAGGAAAATTCCTAAAAGAGGCAATAAGTTTATCTGGAATAGATAGGCAAAAAGATTATGGTGATAAAGTTGATAACCATAATAATATAGCTAGATTGTGGTCAGCATATCTAGATACAAAAGTAGAAGCTCATGATGTAGCAATACTAATGACGTTATTAAAAATAGCTCGTACTAAACTGGGTGCAGTTAGTAAGGATACCTATATTGATATGGCCGCATACAGTGCTATAGCAGGGGAAATTAAATTTAAAGAGGGGGAAAGAGAATCAGAAGGAGAGAGAAGAGGCAGAGAGACTGCTGAGTATATTAAAGAAACAAATAAAAAACAAATGGAGAAATAAGATGTCAGTAAATTATATTATGACGGAAGAGGTAAGGTCAGTTATACTAAAGTATATGTATACCAGACCTTATCAAGAAGTAGCACAGGGAATAGCTGTGTTAGTGCAACTACCTAAGTTAGACCCTAAAATAAGTCCGGATTTTATAAAGGATTCCAAGTCTAAAAATGAAAAAAGCTAACCTGTTTTCCCTAAACATTTCTGTTAGGGAAGACGGAAGGTTAGCTTTTGATTATGATTATATTGAGCCAAAAATATTTGTTAAAACAATAAATGGGGTATATCCAGAGTTTGAAAATACACACACATTGGCTTCTGTTATTAGGTTGTGCGTTGATAATTCAGAGTACCTATCTTCTGAATTAATTAAATTAGGAAGGGTGACCTAGGCTTTTGCCATATGGTCGCTCAATTCTCTGGCTCTGTTGGGTGTTTGCTTCGCCCAACGTGAATCAAGCATCTCAATACTTGCTACTTTGTATTCTTTATTTTGTAGAGCCTTAGTCATATTTTTAAATTTACCAACACCAGAATATCCCATTTGAAATATCATTTCACAGAGCACTTCCTGTGCTTCTTCAGATACATCTAGACTATTTACTTTACAGAATTGTATCATTAAATCCCAACCCTTATCAAAGTCCTTATCAAATAAAGCTTCTAATTCTTCTTTAGGATACGCCTTACCCTCTACAAAGTCGTCTTCATGGACAATTAGGTGGCCATAGCCTATGGTTTTTTTATCAAGGGAATCTAGGTATATCATATCACGAAAACCTTCATGTATTTTAATTTTTTCTTTAAGTAAATCTTTAGACATTTATACTCCTAAATCTATTTTATTCATTAATCCTTTTATAGGAAAACTTTCAAATTCTACACAATATGCATTCATAGTTGTTGTTAATTTATATTCTGTAGGTTTATTATTATATGTTTCATGTAGTTCATATCTTGCTACCTCGCAATCTTCTTCATTTGGATATATAAATCCATTATACTTAACTGAAGGTGCGTTTGGCATAGAAAATAATACTAGCATAAACCAAATTTTAATCATTTACCCCCCTAGAGGATTACTATTTAATGCTTTAATTTCTTGTATTTGGATATCTTGAAGTTCATTTTCTTTTGATACAATTGCAGTTTGTTTACTTAACTCTTCAATGTCTTCTTCTAATTCCCAAGCGTATTCTTCTAATTTTGTAAGAGAGTCATAAATAGGTTTTGTATTAGCAGGTTTAGGTAGCATAGCTATTTGTTCTTTAACTTTACCTATCTCTTTAAATACTGCTGATAAATCTACAGGTTGTATCTGTTCTTCTACTGCATCAATTCTATCTATTAAATCTACTTTTAATGCAGATATAGTTTCTTTTATTGGTGCTAAATCTACAGTTTCATTTACTACAAATTTTTTATTTTCTATTTGGTCTAGTCGTAAATTAAATTGACCCCATGTATAAAAGCCTCCACCGATTGCTCCTATAACTCCTATGAGTGCCGCATATGTGCTAAGTTTTTCTACTATTTTCATTGTTTAAGTGCCTCCAGTTCAGCTAATATTTGTCTTTTCTTTATACTAATTTGTTGTATTTTTCTGTTGTATACTTCAACTACATCATTAACTGTATAACTATTTAATGTTATACCAATGTAAATTTCTTTATCATAAACACCTAAATCTATTTGATTAAAAAAATCTAGATTAGTGTCTGTGTATATATCTTTTGACTTATAAAATTTTGTTTTAGTGTAAGCATTTAAGGTATTATTCTTAAAAAATATATCTTCTTTTGTTAAGTTTTGAGTACTTTCTTTAGTTGCCTGTGCTATTTGTTTAGCTACTCTTTTTAAATTCTGTTTTAGCTTTGTCTCTATCTTTGCAACATCCGTAGCAACCCTGTCATCGGAGTCCACTTTATCTCTTCCTTCCGATTGTACAGTGTCTTGCTCTTCACTGTCTTCTGGCTGTACCTCGGACTCCTCAGTGCTTTCGCTACTGGGTTCCTCCTCTTCTGTACTTTCTTCTGTTGCATTATTTGCTACTTCCTTCTCTCCGTCTATTGGTTCTGAATCAGCGCTAGGCTCTTCCACTGTTTCTTCTTTCTCTTCAATAACCTCTGGTACGCTTTCTTCGTTACTTGCGATTTCTTCCATTGGTTCCTCAAACTCTTCAAAAGATTCATCAGTAAGTTCATCACTAAACTCCTCCTCTGTTATCTCTTCAAAAAACTCTTCGGCTGTTATGCCTTCTTCTTCAAGAAACTGTTCAAACTCTTCTTCTAGCCCAGTCTCTTCTATAAAACTTGTAAAATCTTCTTCAAACTCTTCAGTAAATAATTCCTCCGTCATCATCGGAGGCTCTTCCATAAATTCTGTTTCAAAAAATACCTCTTCCATTGTAGGCATTTCCTGTACGTCAAACTCTTCAAAGTCTTCAAACATTGGAGGAGAGTCAAATTCTGTTACTTCAAAATCTAACTCTTCTTCAAAATAAAAATTATCTTCTACTATGTATTCATCTTCCCAAGTATATTCTTCTTCTCCCCAAGTATATTCCTCTTCAAATACTAGCTCATCATTATCCCAATCAAAATCTTCTGGAATATCATCTATTATAGTAACAATATCTGTATCAATATCATCTATAATAGTTTGAGTAGTGTTATCTATAGGTGGTATATAAGTATAACTTACATTTAATTGTACATCATCGATGTCTGGGCCAGAGTGCCCACCTCTATTATTGAGATTATCAATATCAACTCTTATATCAAAATCTGTTTGTGTATTACTACCTTGAATATATGTATCAGTATAATTTGTATATGAGCCACAATTTGAATAGCCACATCCAGTATCTTGTATGACTCTTTGTTGTGTACTTGTAGAGCCATCAGAGCCAGTAATAGTTTGTCTTAGCGTTGTCGTGTTACTATACTGGTGCCAATACCATATGTCTGTTGACATGGTAGACGACCAACCATTCTGTATTTCTGGTGTAGTCATGTTGGTGTCTTCAGACAATGTAACAGTCTGATTTATATTTGTGTTACCAGTTGAGGCAACAGTACCACCGGGTGCGTTACCACCTGCAATACTCATATAGTTATGACCAGATGTACCGCTTGATACATTCCAACCATCAGAAGAGTAGGTAGTTCCAGTACCAAAAGTAGAGTTAGTTAGTATATTACCTGTGTTTATTTCTTCTCCAAAAATCTCTGGAGATATAAGTAAAAAAAATAAAGCTATGTAAAATAGTATTCCTTTTACCATCCTATCCTAATACCTAAATTATGATTATGTTCTATTAAAGGTATTTGAGGTAAGAATGTTACTGTTAACCAAGTAAGTCTATATTTTTCTGGTAACCATTTAGTTATTTCATAATGCATTGCACCACGAATCATAAAGTATGTTAAAACTTCATGTTGCTGTGGATGCTTACCCAATATAGGATTTGTTTCGTAATATAAATCATCATGCTGAACTATTTCTAGTGTCTGCATCATATCAATAAAATTAACAACTTGAAAAGATAACTCTCCAACCTTTTCTGGTTTGGATAATTCTTCGCTATTCGCTGTGAATGGGAAGAGGAATAGTATCAATAACAATAACTTCATTTGCTTTTCTCTCTGCTTCTAATTTAATTTCTTCTTCTTCTAATCTTTTCTTTTCTGCTTCTTCTTCTTCTAGCCTTGCTAATTCTTTAGCTTCTTCTCTTAAAATTCTTTCATCTACTTTAGCTATTTCCTCTGATTTTGCTAGATACTCTTCGTAGTCTGGTCTAAGTTCTGGATACTTATCCCACATAGCTTGAGCATCCTTACCTATTTTTCCATTCCATGGGCAAGGGCTACCTGCACTTTGCATAGCCGCATGAACACGAGGGTCTTGGCACAGTATTGACACAGCGGCTACCTTCATTCCGTAGTCATATAATACCTTAGATAATTTTATGCGTTCACAATTTAAATCTCTAACGTGTTTCCCTACTGAGGCACCTAATCCTAGTGTACTAATGCTTCCACTTACACCCATACTACATACATCTTGTGACATAGCTGAGTATGAAGGGGCATTAGCTGAATTTACAGGTATGGAACTCCCATTGGTACTTGATGTATTTGATGTTGTTGATGTTGTCGTGTTGGTTTGTCCGTCATTGTTATTAGTTGTAGTAGCCGTATAACCACCTGTAATTTGTGTGTTACTTCCGCTAGTATTTGTTTGGTCATTATCATCATTTGTTGAGTCTCCTAAAACTGGTTTTGCCAAGACGGCTATTGTTAATAGTACAGTCAATAATATAAAATTTTTTAATACCCAATTCATTTTATTTTTCCTCTATAATTTTATATATTTTAAGGTTGCCCTCAAAGTCTGGTCTTAGTTCTGCTTTTACTTGCCCACATTCATACCGAATAGTGTTTACTCTATTGTCCGATAAATTTCTTTCTGCCTCTCTCTTAGCTTTTAAACATTTCGATAAACCATCGGTCATCATGTGACCATCCATTGAACCATTGACATACATGATTAATGCAAAAACTATACTAATGACTGGTTCCATTTTTTTGTTCCCTAACTTTGTCTTTTAATTTTTCTACGTCCGTTTGTAGTTTTAACACTTGGTCTTTTAAAAAATTTATATTTACAGTATTGGACATCATTAATTCCAGTTCAGATTGTAACTTTTCTTGGGTAGCAGAAATAAATTCTACCAACATAAACAATTCATTAATTTGAGGTGAAACCATATCACCTTTAGGAACACCGATAATAAATTCATTAGCTGCTGTTAAATCTTTTTCTGTTAAAACTAATGCAGTTTCTACTTGTGTTAGTCTAGCTATAACACCAAAGTATGCCCACGTTCCTACAGCAACCAATGTAATTAAACTAGCAACAGTTTTAAGTGGCATCTGTACATTAGTGCTTTCAGATACTTTCATTATTTCTTTTTAATTAATCCCATTGCACCTTTAGCACCCTTAATTCCAAAGCTTGCTGAGCAGGCTATATATAATAAATGTTTATAATAATCCGGAAGCTGTTGAAGTGCTACAAAGCCTCTTTCAATATGTAATGTCATGCTTGGAAAAAAAACAGCAACTGCAGGTGCAAGTAAACAAATTAAAATTAGTTCATCTTTCCACGAACCTTTCATTTGGTCTACTGCTGATGCCTCCCACGAGACTTTCCCTGCAATTTGCTGTTCCTTTAATTTTGTAGCCGCTTTAATTTCCGTTAGTTTATGTTGGGCTTTTGCTTTTTTTGTTTCAACTATACCCTTAACCATATCACCGGCTACTCCTAATAATGGCTTTAATAATAAACCTAACATTAATTTAAATTGCTCCTATAATAATAATAACTATTATGGCAAAGATACCGGCTTTAATCCAGTCTTTCATTCCCCACTCGCTCCATTCTTTTAAATGTGCCCATAAGTCTTTTAATAATTTCATATTTCCTCCTGTTAATCTGTTATTTTCATAAATGTCCATATAGCCCCAAGCACTGTACCTATTACTAGAAATACTTTAAGACCACCAACACCCATGTTTGAAGTTGTATTTAATTCTCTTACTTGTTTTTGCATCATGCCTATATCCTCACGAATATATTTAACATCTGTTTTTAATTCTGCTATTTCCTTTTCCCACTCAGCCATATTATTCGCCCTCTTTTAATCCAAATAAAGATTCCATAACAGAAGTTACTACAGGTATTTCTGTTTGTTCTTTTGGTACAGTATATTTATTACCTCCAAAATTATTTTTCATTACTTTGTCAAAATTTGCTTCAGATAAAGATTTTATAAGGTAGTAAGCTATATCATTTTCTACTTGCCTTAATTCTTCAATTTGTTTTCTTTTTTCATCTCCAGATAAGTCTTTCATAAAACGAATATCATCTCTTCGTTTCCTAGATTCTGCTAATACTTGCATACCATCAGAGAGTAATTGTGATACACCTCGCAGTTGCTGTGCTTTTTCATTTGTATATGAATCTTTAAATCCTGTTATATCTAGTAAGTTTCTAAGAGAATTTGTCCTCTCACTATCTGTGGCCATAACTTCATCCGCTTTTTCTTTTATTTTGTAAAGAGTTCTCATATTTTGACTAGATTTAACTGGTGTATTTACTTTAAATCTTCTAGTAACAATAGACCAAGGCTTTCTTCGTAAATCAGATTCATCATCCCGTGAAGTTGTTCTTTCACCAAATTTATCATCTTTCCAAACACCTGCATCAATTAAATCTAAAGGGTACGATAGTAACCCTGTCATATAACTATTAACAATGTAATCCATTTCAATAGGATTAATTAATTTATTTAATACAGGTATGCCTTGTAAAAAACTCCTTCCACCTTTTTCACTTGTTATATGATTCATGAAAGCCGCAAACTGAATAATTGATTCTCTTGTATTTGTTTTTATTCTAAGATGTGGTGGTAGTTTATCTAATCCATAAGGAGTAATTTTAGAACCTATCCAATCATGGTTGTTTGCCAAGTCTGACCAAGGTCTTAAAAAGGCAGGTTCTTCAAAAAATGGTATTGATACACCACCAATATTTGTACCCCCTTGACCACCTCTATAAAATCCTGCACCCGGCATTACTTGGTTAAGTGATTTAAACATCATTGATATACCAATTCCCGGAGATTTTTCTTGGAACATTTCTGCTATAGCAATTGCTATATTACCAAATACACCAAAGTCATAAGGTTTAGGAAGAGGAAAATAGAATTTAATTTTTCTTTGTCCATTTTCCCACAAATGACTACCATCATCTTTTTCATCTTCAAAGATAGGTATCATGTTACTTAATTGTTTAACTTCATCTGGTACTTCTTCGTATTCTCTTCGTTCATTATTTAATGCCCATAATCCTAATGCAGGAGCAACAACAGTTAATCCTACCATAGAGCCAAATTTTTTATTTACTCCTTTATCTGTAAAAGGAACCATAAATTTTTGGTCTGCAGTACCTTCTCCTGCTCTTCTTAAACCTCTATAAAATCCTTGTAATCCTGCATTAAAAAACATTGTATTTCGAGAATACACTTGTAATTTTTTATTGCCACCTTTCATAGCAAAATCAGTTGCTACTTCTCTACCTGCAAATGCCGCACCTACATCACTAAATCCTGCTTTCTTTGCTAATTCAAATTCACCTAATCTTGTTGCATATTCAACACGAGTTACAAATTCACCCCACCCTCTAGGTGTTGCAGTAACAAAGTTAGCTAAATGACGTAAAGATTTTTTATAATATCCTGTTGCCGCACTTGGTGGTAACGCATCTAATGCTTTAAAATTTAAAAACTTTTCTGTATCTTTTCTTGTAGTATACCCCATTCCTGCTACCATAGCATCATTAAGGGCATCTGACCTTTTAAACATATCTATATAACTTTTTATATTTGCAGGGTTATCTATTCCTCTCATTGTTTTTAAGCCACCTCTTATGGTAGTATAAAAAGGAACAAATCCAAATGCTGAGTTTACAGCACCACTCAATGTATCTCTAATACCATTAAATGCAATAAAAGGAGGAGACCATGTGATTGCCTGTGAAGGAATCCGAGCAAAAGGTTGTGTATACCTACTTATAGCATTTAACATTGCATCTGTAGCAGAATCATAATCTTGATACATTTTTGCTACACCTTCATCTTCAATTATAAATGCTCTAAGCTTTCCATTATCATAAAAGGTATCTATTTTTTGACCTTTCTTAGCACCCATAACACCTGCTTTATCTACTAATGAATCTGCAAACGCCATTGTTTGAAATGATGATACACCATCTCCTTTCATTACACTTTTTTCTATGCTCGCTTTATCTACTTTAACTCCTAATTCTTCTAACTTTTCAATTGCTGTTTTAACAATGGCTCTTTTTACAGGTATTAATTTTGCACCTGTTATTTCCCTTACAACTTCATCTTTTTTTAAAGTACCATTTTTAATACCTGCATCATATAATTTATATAATTGTTTTTTAGCAAAATTTTTATCTGCTGCAATAACAGTTGCAAAAGTATAATCAGTAATAGCTTCCATAAAAGGTTTTACTTCTGCCCTATCAACACCACCTTTTAATTTCTTTTTTGCAGGAGAGCCTACACCTTTTACAACTCTATCCGCACTTGATATACTATCTACTGAATGTGCTACACCATTTACAAAATTAGGCATATAAAAAGGATGTGCCTTAATCATATTTTTAAATTGTACATTATCTAGTATATCACCACCCATTGAATATTTTGCTAAATCAATAGTAAATTTTTGATAATCTTTTGCACCATCCATCATAGTATAAGGATTTCCTTTTTCATCAACAAAAGTTGGTTTGTTAGGAGTTTCTTTATACTTCCCTTCTGGGTATTTTGCCTTGTATTTATCAAAAGGTAATTCTATAAAATCAATTACATCTTCTGCTTCTTTTTTTGAATATTTAGTATTTGTAAGATAGGAATTTCTTTCTTTACCAACAGTTTTTTTAATTGCATTTCTTCTTATTCCTTGTGAGTGTAATGCCCCTATATATGAACCAAAAAGTTCATGTTGTCCCTTATCACCAAAAGGTTTCATTATTTGTAGAAGCCCTTTATTCCCTGTTGCATCATATCCAAATTCAGCCACAGTATCTTTTCTTTGTAATTTAACTCCGTTTTTTATAAAAGCGTCTGCTCTTGGCATAGAACCTACTAACATTCTAAATTGAGCATAAGGATTTAAAATAGGGTCAACAAACCCTTTAAGTGACTTACCTTCCTTCTTTGCTTTTTTTATTATTCCATAATCTTTTTTTAAACTCTCTATACTAAATTCTCTTCCATGAACTGTTTCATAAACATTTTTAATTGGGTTATGAGTATCAAAAGCTTGTTGTTTTGCTTGTTCATATTTAGATATTATAGATGGGCCTTTTTCTGTTTTATCAAAAGGGGTATCTTTTTTCATTCCCGATTTAGTTTTATTAACAATTTTATCTACAGATGCTACACCTGTTGTCTCAGTAATATAATTATCTAATTCAACACCTTCTTTGTTTGCTTGTTGTTTTAATGACCTCTTGCCTGCAAAATATGCTCCTGCAATAGATGGTAATAATGTTGTACCTGCTCCTAACACAGACGCATAACCTGTTCTTAATGGGTCATATTGCTCACGCATACCAATTTCTTTTTCAGTTGATTGTAGTATAGCATCAGCACCACCAAAAATAGTTGCATCAGCTACCATAGCAATACCTGTACCTTTTACAACAGCTTGAGTTTTTAATTTTTTTTGAACAGCCTTTTTAACAATTTCTTTACCTGCGGCTTTCATAGTTTGTTTAGCTACTTGACCACCAACAAAACCACCAACATAATTTAATGGGTCTGCCATACCTGCTACAATATTAGAACTTAAACCTGCCCACCAACCTCTACCACCTTCTGCATAAAAATTTGGAAGACTATTCCAATAATTTTGTAAGTAAGCTAATCGTTGTCTTTGTTCTACACTAGTGTCATCATCTAAAACATATTTTAATTCACCTGCCATAGATAACGTATGTGCTTGTTTCCAAGTTCTATCACTTACAAATTCATCAATAACATCTCTTGTGCTCTCAAATTTATCACCATCTCTTTCAGCATAATAATCACTAGCTATATCTATTAATTCTTTATCATCATATATAGTATCAAAAGAATATTTTATTGAGCCATCTAAATCTTTGTTTACTTCAAAAGCATTATCTGGAAATATATTTTTTTTACCTAAGGATTCATCTTTATCATCATCATAGTTATTTATAGTTTGTGAATTGTTTTGAGTTCCAATTGCAGTTGATGTTCCCGAACTTGACCAAGCCTTTAGCCTATCTAAACTTTGAACCATTTATCCTATCCCTTGATATTTTTCTATGCCAAATATATTTGGTACAGATATTCCTGTTTCATCTAATATTAATGTTCTCAATCGAGTTATATTCTCTTGAGTTTTTTTCCTATCTTGTGGTTTTGCTTTTTGTGAAACTGTATAAAAATATAAATCAATTGCATATGCATATGTATTTGAATATTCATTTGCATTTGCCATTGCACCCGGAAGTGAATTTGATAAATAAATATCAATTCCTTTTATATCTTCTTTCATACCTTCATAATCTTCTGATGCTTGTGCATAAGAAACAATATTTTTAGTCAAAATTATACCTTGAGAAGCTGCATCTGAAATAGTTCCCGATGCGTACTTATAATGAATACCCGCAATTGCTTTAGCTGTAGATACTTGATTTTGTATGCCCTCATCTAAAATAGCAGTCATAGTGCCATCTAAATTTCTATTAAATCCTTTATTAGGCCATGCACCATTTTGGTCAACTATTTTATCAAGTGCAGTTATATCTGCTTGTTTAATTTCTTTTGGAGCAGCACCACTTCTATTTAATGATGTAATATCCTCCCTAGAGGTAACACCAAAATCTTCTGCAGACATTAATGTTGGATTTATAGTATCATTTAATGCTTCATAACTATTGCCAAATACATCATTTTGTTTGTCTGTATGTTCTTTCCATGTATTATAAGATTTTGTATAATCTTCATATCTTTGAGTTCCATAATAAGGATTTTCAGTTTGTTCAAAATCTTCTGGTATACCTGCTTGTAAAGTTGATGCGGCTCTTGCATCGGCTAATGCAAAAAATTCTTTAGCATCTTTACTTGTTGTAGCAAGTAATTCTAAATCACCATTTGAATCTAAAAAATCTGCAAGGACTCCACCATTTTCAAATTGTGAAGCAATATTCATCTTGGCTTTATTTATATTTTGTAATTGTATAGTTGTAGCTTTATGTGAATTAGATAATTCTTGACCTTTTTTTCTAGCTGCTGTTTGGTATGCTTCTGAGTTATCTCTCATTCTATCAAAACGAGTATTTAAATTTTGCATAACGCCTGTTTGAAAGGCAGTGCTTTTTAATAATCCCGGTATTTTAATTCCCATTCTATACCTCTTTTATAGTTGCAGGTCTAGACATTAAACCTTGTGATTCTTCTTCCATCTCTGGTTCTTTATTAGCAGATTCTTTAATATCTTTTTTTAATTCTTTACCTTGTTTGGATACTTCTTTTAATACTTTAGATTCGTTGGCAAAATTCATTGGGTCTTCTTTATCCATCGTAAGGTTAATTTCTTTTAATCCTGCTACTTTACCTACTGCAACAATAGCCGCAAACACAGGTTCTGCTATTAATACTGCTGTATCAACACTAAACTTACCACCTGTAAATCCTGCAAATAATATTGTTTTAGCTAATGCTTCTGCAGGTACTCCTGTATCTAACATAGATACAACTTGAGTAAGCATAGGTTCTTTATGTAATCCATTCCATATATCTTCAAATGCATCTGCATTTTCTGGATGTTGTGGTGGTTTTTCCCACATATAATTTTTAGGAGTTGATGTTAAAGATTCTCCGGGAACAGGAGCATCAAATCTATTAAATTTACTTTCTTCATATTTCATTATTCTGCCTGTGCGTAATTTCTTATTATTGCCATAGCCTCTGCTAATTCATCATCAAATTCTACTGCCATACTTCCTTTTATTTCACCCGGGCCTACCATTCGAGATGTCTCAGCACTAGGGGCATAATTAACAGCACTGGTGTGCCTCCCAGAACCTCCTCCGCCACCACCAGATTCTCGGCTATCACCCATTGCTTTTTGTGCCGCACCACTAACAAATTTAGTTATTGTAGGGTCTATTCCAAGTAAGCTACCACCTAATTCTAAAAGACTACCTCCACCAAAAACTCTATCTAATATTCCACCTGCCATTTTATTATACTCCAAAAATTAAGTTAGTTGCAAATTGACCCATTAAACCATGTAACTTATCATTAGCCGCTTGGTCATTTAAATCAAAGGCAGTCTGTCTTCCTAAAGCAGCAACTGCTAAAGCGTGTGCCCTATTCTCACCATTCTCTGAGCTTTGCATTGCCCATTGTGCTTCATCTCTCCATTGTTGCCATAAAGCTGACATAGCAAAATTTGATATGTTTAATTTATTAGCCGCATTAGTTTGATTAGCCGCATTTATTTGTGCTGTGTTTGCAGTATTTATATTTCTTCTCCATACAACATTTGATTGGTCTACTACCCGTTGATTCTCTACATTAAATCTATCTCGTTGGTCTGTTAGTTGAGAATTAAATTGTGATATAGCATCTTCTCTTTGTGCGTTTGATTCAGATATTTGTGTTTGATTATTTGCATTTAATCCTGCAATTTTATTTTGTTCTGCAGAAGAGAATTGATTCATAGCATCACTACGAGTAGCATTATTTGTTTTTATTTCTCTACCTAAGTTATCAAAAAATTGGTCAGTTTGTGATTGACTAGTTGAATTAAATTGTTCTGCCGCATTTGTTGCTGATTGGTCTGATAATAATGTGTTATGTCTTAATGAAGAATTTTGCATTGCCGCTTGTTGTCTATTAGATAAATTATTTACATCTAATTGCAATGAGTTTTGTGCATTTTGTACTGCTGTTTGTTGTCTATTATTAAGATTAGCAAAAATCATTTCTTTATATGCATTAGCATCTGATTGAGCAATTGGTATTGCTGATTGCATAATACCTGTAGCTAAAGCTTCTGCATACATACTAGATGCACCCATACCTCTTTTTGCCATATTAGCATCAACAAGTCTTTGTGCTCCTACTGCCCATGCAGGTAAGTTACCACCTTGTGACACTGCAGTATCAACTTGTTGTTGTAAACCTGCAAGTTGTCCCTGTATAGTTGCATTACTTGCAATATTACCTTGTTGTGCTGTAATTGTTTGTGTTGGTGTTGCCTGTTGTGCGGCTGTAACTTGAGGTACATTTGTTTCACCTACTGTTGAGCCAGTATATGTTTGATATTGTTTTGAAAATGCTGCAGGGTCTACTTGTACTGCACTAGCAGGGGCTGTTGTTGTCGCTGTTCCCGCAGTTGCCGCAGTTGATGTTGCTGCAGGTGTAGTTGCAGATACACCCGGAGTTGCCATCATTTCATTTGTTTGAGCCTGTTGTAATTGTGGATTTATTTTTGTTCCATCTGGTAATGTAGGCTGTGCATATTGTAAACCAGTAGCACCTTGAATAAATTCAGAAGGGTCTGCACTTCCAGATGTCCCTATACCTGCCGCTTGTAATTGTCCTGTTTTACTACCGGGAACTGCAGGGGAAATTGGTTGGGGGGGTTGTGGTGTTTGTCTTTCAAAGGTTTGTCCTTCTGGTACTGAATATCGTGTACCTTGTGCATCATATGTGTACTTCATACCACTTGGAGGCATGACGGCAGTATATGGTTGATTTCCCGGCCCATAACCTAACTGTGAGGATGATGAAGGGGATTCTGTAGATTGGGAAGTAGAAACAGCTTGATTATAAGCAGACTCATTTCCATACAAAGTCTTTTGGTCTGGTGTTAGTTGTTGGTATGTTAAATAAGTCTGTGCCATTATTTATTTCCTTTTATTATTTTTCATTATCTTGCCGTTGCCGGTACACCAGTTGAAGTTACAAATGGTTGTTCTGCAAATGCCATGTAGATGTAATCACCACTATTTACAGCATCATCTGCACTTCTAAGTTTAAAGCCATTAGAAAGAAAATCCATAG